GAACGGTACAACTACCCCTGCAACAATTGGTTACTGGTCTTAGCATCCATTTTTTTGTCCAGGGATGCCCGTGTCCGATGTTCATGCTGGAGTCCTCCATCTGATACTAATACACATAACAGATATGACGTTCCCGAGGCAAGGCATCCTAGTAATAGGGCATTGACTACCGAAATATCAAAGGTAAATAGTTTTGTAAAAGGGTTTAGGAGCAGAAGAAATACTCCTACCCAAAAGCCAATACACATTGGGCAACTAAAAAAATAATGGGTTGGGCGGGTTGAGTCTAAAATTTTAGAAAAGCACAAAATTTGAGTTAGCCCATATGAGCACAAAACAAAAATACCTAATTCCATTTAGTAAAAGTATCCGTAGCCAGCGAAAGAATAGGCACCAATTTGGGCTGCCATTCTACCGTAAGGCTCATCTTGCTCCGGCTTGATCGTGCCAAGGGCTGTAGAATCTTCCGCAGTTGGATCGGTGAAGCGATCTTCAATATCCTGGTGGTACTCTTCTGCACCCGCATCTTCTCCGGCGGTTTGCCTGATGAAACTCTCAATTTCTAACAGTGCTACCTGCACCCCGTCTATCTCTTCCAGATCGTTTTCGGAGCCGTAAACCCCTTCTAACATCCCAAAGCGATCGCCGCCCTGAATGCTCTCGTAGGGTATAACTCCGCCCCTAAACAGATGGTCCATGAGATCTCGCTGGTAATCATAGACGTTGTCCCCGACGTGAGGTTTTGGTATGGCTGTAATTTTACCCTCTGACGGTACAATAACAATATTCATTTTTGGGTGGTCAGAAATTAATATATTCCCTGCTAACGTTTTTCGTGCCTGTAGACCAATAGACGCCTGTGGTGGTGGTGGTGTGGTACCTATCTTAATTTTAAGAGGCATCGTTCTTATACTCGTATACTAAATTCTGAAGCTTTAGAATTTTCTTAAGCTCTTTGTCGCCTATGGTGGCAACCCTGAAAGATTCAATCTCTTGGATTACCCTCTTAGTGTTATCCACCATCTCAGCGTCGGCGGATACTTCTTTAGATGTTAATGAATTATTCACCGCCTCATATATGCGTTCCAGTTCAGACTTTAATGCAATGCGGAAATCAACGTCATTATCTCCAAAAGCAAAAATGTATTTTTGTAGTAAGCTGCGTTGCTCCGGAAGCAAAGCACTGTACTTACTGTTATAATTTTCGGCGAAGGACCTTGCTACCAAATTATCCATAGGCTTCATTTCTTCGTTATTCTTAGTCTTAGTCTTAGCGACGGTAAGAGAATCTAAAATCTGTTTCTCTAAGATGATCTTATGTGAAATAGAAGTTTTCTCCCCAAAAATTTGTGCAATCGTTGCTGCGGCGCGGTAGTTGGGAACAAAATTAGTAAAGACATGAGGTCCAATATTTTTATTGATTTTCTTGATGATTCGTGACTGTTCTTGAAAAATAGTTTTCTTGTCAAGTTGGGAATGTTCTTTTTTTGCAACCTGTATTGTCTTTTCTGCCGTATACTGATCCAAATTTCCTTCCTGTAGCAACGCTTGATAGCACTGTAGCTCTCTTTCTAAGGTGCAGCCCTTGCGAAAGTGCTCTTTCAGAAGTCTGAGGGTGGTATTTTTTAGTTGAGCGTCGCGAGAAATTACTGCCTTAGTCATTTCTCGTATAAGGGACTCAAATATAAAGGCAGTATTTCTTTTTTTATTATGTTTGGTCTTCATGTTTAGTTTCCAACTCTATAATTAGCTGTTTGATCTCCAATGTTGTCTCGGCAATTAAATTCTCTTCCCTCTTTATACCAGCACTAACGACTCCTCGGCTTAAGGGTCCTAATCCGTCAGCCACTCCTTTAAATAGTCTCTCGGAGCCCGGAACCGCTGCCTTTTCTCCAGCAGCCGCTAATGTGGAGCGTTTTTTGGCTCCTAAACGGCGGGCGTCCAATCTAACTGGGGTGTAGTCATCACGTTGACCAGGCTCAGCTAGGAGAGGTCCCTCTTCTGCTTCTTCGCCCATATCCTCGTCTCCTCCTTCTATCTCGCCGTCACCTCCTTCTCCCATCTCCCCGTCCATCTCGCCTTCGGCAGCGCCCGACATAGCTTCACCTACAGCCTCGCCGGTAGCTTCCAGTAGCGCATTGTGTTTAGAATCAGTAAACTGGTCTCGCATGACATGAATTATCTCGTCGTCATCCATTTTGAAGATGCGCTTATATATCCACCTCTTGGAGAAAAGACCGTCGGTAGCGGCACCGGCGATATCAAACTTGGTGCGCAAGTGTTCAAGTTCTTGAAGCTCCGCTATCTTACTAGGGTTATTTAGAGTAAGATTAAATCCTGTTAAATCATCGTGTCTGTATCCCAACGTAAATAAGTGGATAACACATATTTTTTGTATTTCTGCTAGGACTGTCCTCTGTAGGCGTTGAATCGTCCGAGCAAATCGGATATCCTTCTGGGCGAGGGTGGTCTTATCTTCCTGAGCGTCGGATTGTGCCAAGTATGCCTTAGGAATCTTGATCGCTGAGAATAGCTTATCCCTCAGGTATTGTACATCTTCAATGTCTCCCGTAAATTGACCGCCAGCGAGGGTTTCAATCCGTGAGGAGTTACCGGCACGGACGGGAATATAATAATCTTCTTCAATGCTCATAGCATTATAGCGCAAATCCACTTGTCCAGTGTCGGCGTCTACAATTTGATTACGCTTCATCTGGGTCTTGACCTGTTCAATATACTGCTCTACGTCCTCTACTGGAATATTCCCTACATCAATATAAAACACGCGGCGTTCGGGCGAGCGAACGATACGGTATGCCATCATGGCGTCTTCCAGCAGAATAAGCTGTCTCCAGATACGGCGAGCAGATTCCAACACAGAGGTACCATATGGCACATATTTGTCATTACCGAGAACTCTGAAGTGGGCGACTTGCCAATTTTCAAAAGTTACTCCATCACCTTCTCCAATCCAGTAATACTGAATGTAATTAGGATTAGTGGTGTCCTTCCCCTCAAGTCTCTCAACTTCTCGGACAGGTAGCGGAATTACATTTGTAATGCCAAGCGTGTCGTCAATATCCAAGTAGAGAAAGTAATCTCCAAACTTACACATACTCCGTGCCCAACCAAATAAATTAGACTCTACGTTTAAGACGTCATATAACAGGGTATGAATAATATCTTTAATCTCTCGGTTGTGACAATCAATGTTTACCAAAGGAGTCAACTCTGAGGATGTAGTAATTTCATCGGCGTATATGTCAAGTGCTGATGCAAGTTCCGGAGTGTATTCCATTTGATCAAAATCAGTGTACCGAACTTGTTTATCACGGCTGAGAAGTGTCTTGTTTTGGAGAGAAGTAAAAGGATTATAATATTCTTTTTTCTTGAATTCTTTGCCAGAAGAGGTAGTAAAAGTATATTTTTTTACAGTTCTGGCGTTTGAGCGAGTTACAGATGGCTGGTTGTAGTCCACCATTGGACCACTAAAAAGTCGGGTAAGACGCCGGAAAAGCGTAGATTGTTGATTGCGAGGATTCTTTGTGTTAGAATTATCGTTATTATTGTCTGCCATGTTTTATCCTTTGATGATCCAAGACAGGTCATGCATCTGCCCGTCGCTTCCGCGGAACGTTGATTGAGGTGTGGTAGGGGGTTTATACCCCTGCATTCCAGGAATCTTAGTATCTAATGTATTACTTGAGGTTTTCATTCCAGTGATCATTGCCTTTTTGTATTCTACTTCCCTTTGATTTACTGTCAGTGCTGTATCTCTTACCCAGCATCCAATCGCTGAAGCTATAACTAAGTCGTCGTTATAGCTTCTCATTGCCTGGGGTCTCCCATTGTGCCATACAAAAGTTTTTATTTCATTTGCAAGGCGCTTTGAGTTAATAGTAATTAGTTTGTTCCTGACGAATTCCTCAAATTTGGCAATTACTAATGGTCGTGTTTTCATTGACATCGTAAACCCTGCTACCCCTCCGATGGCTTCTGCTGTAGCCTGATCTACATATTCGTGGGTAGATCTTATACTGTAGTACAGGTTATTATACTCAAGTTCTTCTAATCTGTTTAGGACCCCAATTCCTAAAGAATTGTTTTCTATGACCAAGAGAGCATCATTATATTCCGAGGCGATACTATGGAGCAATGGAGCAAACATATCAGGGGTGATTTTGCCTTGGTACTCGGCGACTTGCTCCATGGTTTGGATGTCTAAGACCTGACAGACGCTATAGTCCGATCCATCTCCTCGGGCGACGTCTGCCAATGCAAGGTAGTCTCGTCCAGGCTCTACTTCTTTCCATATCCAGTAATTACGGTCAAATCCCGTTTTATGTTTTGGTTCTATTGTACTATCTAGAATTCTCTGTAAATCATCGCCGTGGACTACAGTCTCCCCTGATGCGTTAAAGTTGCACCCTAGCTCTTGAGCGATTTCACGTTTAGACATGTTGCGAGTTTCTTTCTTGAACCACTC